GTTAGCCGGTGGGTTTTCCAAACTTGCTTCGCCGTGTGGTTGGTACAGTCCATTCTGCATGGCGATTCCTGGAATGGTATCAGATGAGTGACCCATTATCACAGTCGCCGGTCCTGTTGTCACTGACACAGTCGCTGTGTCCGGTTTGTTTGCAAATGCGTCGTAGTACCCATGGCCTCGTGGAGCGAACTGAAAGCTCTTGAGGGCGCCTTGGCGAAACATCTGCTCTTTCTTCATGCTGGGACCTTTTGGGATTGACGCCAATCCCGAGTTCGCAATCATCTGGCCAAGCATTTTGTCGCGTTGGCTTTGACGCCGTCTCGCAGCAAGCGTCTGGGTGTTGCGATTGCCTCCTCCTTTGTTTCCACTCATTTCTGGTTGCGTAAACGATCTGCAACACTATACTTGCTGTACGTTTGAACAGGGTGGACGAATCCGTCGTGGTTGGATTCGGGTTGTTGTTGTTGTTTGGGTTAGAAACTTTTGGACACCGTTCGCAAAAATTTACAGTGCTACGTTGGATCAACCGAAACTTGAGCCAAGATGCCATGAAGGCGTGTTTGATGACGGGGTTTTCTCCCCGGTACCGTAGCATTTCACCTATATTTGTAGGCCGCGAAGGATCATCAGTTGACCGCGGCAATTGTTGCAAGGAGGTGTGTCTTGAACATCACCCCCTGAGAGCCGGAGGCAGCTGCCACCATGCTGTCTCCGAGTCCATGGCGCTTGTGCCAAGGTTTGGCGAGCTTGATGCATAATCGTTAATTTTGGCAAAGTCGGCGTGCGTGAAATGTCCACCCTCAACATCATTCGGATGCAATGAGATGTTGTACAGCATGAGCTGCTCGGTGGGTACCCCGCAGAGCTGGAATGATCGAGCGAACAACCAGTCCCTCATTCCGCGTACGCTTTGTTTGCCCGTCTTGAACCCGGCCCTGCTGGCCTCGTCGAACTGCTTGACCACGAACTCATCGTCCAGGAGCTCGGGGTTTTCTTCAAGCATACGGTCGCACTGCCCTTTGAAGATTTGGGCTGGTGCCTCCAAGCGCCCGAAGCACATTCCCCCCAAGGAAGCATGCCTGGCATACTGGCTTGCGAGTCCCTCTGTGCTTCCGACCTTGGACCCAACCTTAGCGAACATCTTCGTAATGTTGGGACACCAAGCGCGGTCCGGGTCCTTGATGATGGGTCTCCCGTCTTTGACCCCGAAATGAATGCCTATGAACTCAAGCCTTCCAT